AGATACCCGAATCAGTTGTGTCCGCTCCCGCAATCGCCGTGGTGTCTGCGCACTTGACAAGGGCCCCACTATCCAGCAATCGGACCAGATCGCCCCGGCGCAGCTGCGTAGCGTAGCCAGTCGCAATCGGATACTCCCGCGTCATCCCCGCATAGGGAAGACCGTCTCGACGCTGAACCGGCTCGAAGCCGTTTGGCGTGGTGTAAACAGGCATGTTGCTCTCCTTATGCCGAGTTGGTTAGGTGGGGGCGATGCAGCTGTACGCGTGAGCACCGACCCCGTACGTCACGAACAGTGCCGTGTAGGTTGTCGCCGAAACAGCCGAATCAGGGTCCACATCGACAACACGGAACGGAAGTGTCGCAGTGACAGCCGCCGCATTGACTCCGATGTCCGATGTCTTGGTCTTGGTCGTGTTCTGCACAATCGCCACGTTCTTGCCGATCGCGGCAGCGCGAGTAACCGGCAGCACCGTCACACCAGTGTCGAGATACACGGCACGGAAGACCAGCTTCGGATCGTCGGCAACCATCGCAACTGCGTCTGCCGCAGCAGTGTTGGCGGTCCAGTACGTGCGGAAGGTCTTGCCCAGCGCCGCGTCCGTGTACGAGCAGCCCATGAAAACGCCCATGAAGCCGCCGGTGGTCGTCGGAATCGTGTCAGTATCGTTGCACACAATGAGCGCGCCGGCAGTTGTCACTCGAACAAGATCGCCTCGCCGAAGATTTGCTGTGTACCCGGTCGCAATCGGGTACTCGCGTGTCACCCCAGCATACGGAAGACCGTCCCGGCGCTGAACAGGCTCAAAGCCATTAGGCCCTGTGTAAACAGGCATGCTGTTCTCCTTGTGAAAAAGACGCGCGGCTCAAGAGCCTCGCCCGAAACTCGAGACTTTCGTCTGCCGGTTGTTGAAGATCGGCATGCGACTGTCTGTCTGCTCATTCGCCAACTGCTGATCAACAGACTGCATCTGCTGATTCGTCATGTCGGCGTAGTACTTGCGCCGTGCCTCAGCACGCTCTCGTGGCAGCCTTGCCAGAATGAGTCCCCCCACCTCGACCAACTGCGCCTGATTGCGCTGGCGCGGGTCTTGGTACATCGCAAGCTCGGGGTGTTCCTTCGGATCGACAGGCTCCCAGCCCTCCCGCATCTTCTTCGACATGTTGGACGGATCCTCGACGCCGAGATAAGACTTGCGCAGCCAGCGATACACGTAGCCGTCCGATTTCTCGGGTACCGGCAGCGTGTTTGCGGGCTTCCACGGAGTGTTCCGTTCATCAACGGTTCGCTTCGTGAGTTCGCGCGGTGTGCGTTCTTGCGTTGGGGTATCAGCCATTGCGGTTCTCCAATTCGACGACGGAAGCTGCGTACTGTGCCGGAGTGAGCCCCAGGCGTTTGGCCATGGACTCCTGCGACTTGGTCAGGGTCACAACCCTTTTCCCAGAAGCTGAGCGTCTCACTGGAGCAACTGTGGAACGAGGTGTCTCCTGACGCGCAGACGGCGCAGTACCCTCGAACTTGTTCGGGAAGGTTTCCCGAAGGCGGCGATCGATTTCGCCGTAGTACTCGTCGGGATCTGACGCTGCAGTAATGCCTTGGGCATTCAACTCGGCATCGACACCGTATGCGAAGCCGGTCATCGCCTTGTCCACTTCGAACCACTGGTTCTTGGAGGCCCATTCCTGTGCCCGAGCATCGGGTCTAGGAACAGCTGGCGAGCGCTGCGGCTCGGGTTGCCGCTGTTGTACATCAGCATTCTGCGCTTGTCTAGTGTTTTGCTGCGCCCAACCGATATATTTTTGCTCCTCGATGATCGCGCGGCTCATTTCCTGCGTGGCATCGGCGATCGCATCTGCATCGAAGGCTTCCGTTGCCGCCTTGAGTTTGTCCCGAGCTGCCTGAATACCCGACTTGGCTTTCTCCTGCATGCCAGTGACGAACACTTTCTCGCCGGCCGAGTACCGCTGTTGCAGCTGTTCAGCTTGCGATTTCATCGCAGTGGCGTACTGAATCGCTGCCTCACGCTCGCGCTCCGCTTGTTCAGCCGCACGACGTTGGTCATGCAGCGCATGTTTCATCTGCTTGATTCGCTTCTGCACGCTTTCGCTGTATGCAGCTAGCTCATCATCGCTAGGCTCCGCCGCCTCGAGTTTCTCCTTGCTCAGGGGCGTTCGCCCCTTGTCTTTCTCCGGAGTGTCGTCAACGATCTCGAGTTCGAGTGCTTCGTCGTCTGGATCGACGACTGTGATTTCTTTGTCAGCCATGGTGTTTCCTTAAATGCGACCGATGCCGCGGGGGTCTTCCACCACCGCTTCTACCGTGTCGTCGTTGATGAGCCTCCACTCCTTGCCGTAGATCCGCACGCGCGTGCCACTGTAGGCTCGCATCAGCACGAAATCTCCGACCTTGCAGTAGGGGCCGTTGGGGAACTTGACCTTGTCGCCGTAGCAATCAGGGCCCATTGCAACCACGAGTCCCACCGTGGTCATCACTTCTTCCTGCGCTCGAGTGATGTCGGCTTTGAGCAGCCCACCCTCGAACGTCTCTTCTGCCTTCGGAATGGCAACAAGCATGCGGTACCCGGTAGGCACCGGCAGCATCTTCGCCTTCTGGCCTTCCTCCGCGAGCCTCGTACGCGCTGCGGCGCCGGCCTCGCCTTCTTGCTTGATCGCTTCGGCGGCGATCGCATTTCCCCGCATATTGACGGGGAGGATCAGTTCCTCAATCATCTAGTGCGCTCCTTTCGAGTCGTTCGGCAGCATCGAGAAGCATTCTCTCTGCAGTTGCAAGTCCATTGATCTTTCCAGAAACAGACTTGTATTCTTCGAAAGATATAGCATCACCTCTTGCAAGGTAGTCTGCTAAATCATTCATCAGCGCTCTGAGTTCCTTTCGAACTTCCTCGGCGAATTGAACAACAATCATTTATTTCCTTTCGTGGTAGGTTTTGGTTTCGCTTCAGCCTGAGCCTTGGCGAGATCACGCTTGACAAGCCGCTCTTGTGTGCCGTGGTGAAGATCCGCGGCAATTTGCGCTCCGGTGAGCAGCCCCTTGGCATGCCTCTCCTGAGTGTTGTGGTGCTGGTCAGCTGAAATCTGAGCGCCCGTGATCAGCCCCTTCGCGAAGCGCTCCTCGCTCCCCTGCGCGGCGTCAGCAGCGATCTGCGCCTGCGTGATGACTTGCTTGACCTGATTGGCCTCGTTCGCGATCGTCGCCTTGACACCCAGCTCCTTGAGCTTGAGCCCGACGTCGTCCTGCTGAGCCTTCTTCTTCAGCTCCAGCTCCTGCGCCTTCAACGCCAGCTCCTGCTGCTGCAACTGCAACACCGGATCCTGTGCGGCCTGCTGTGCCTGCTCCTGTGCCGCCTCTGCTTGACTCTGCTGCAATACCTTGGATGCGGCTTCTGCGAGCACGCCAGCAAGCTGGAATTCCATCTCCTGCGGGATCGTGTCGTCCTCTGGATCTGGCAGATCTGCGCCCAGTGCCTGCACCATGCGCTGGCGGTATGCGTAGGCCACGTGCTCGGCCAAATGCGCCTGCCCGGCGGCCATCAGCATCTGCGCCTGCGGGTTCTGCCCGAGCAACTGCATGATCCTCGGATCCTGCATCGCCGCCATGTGCACCTTGATGTGTGCCTCATGGTCTTGGTACGCGTAGACCTTGACCGGCTTGCCCATCAGCACCGCCATGTTCTCGCTGACCGGATCCTTCGGCTTGCCATCCTTGAGGCCCGGGATCAGCCGCTCGGGATCGCGAATGCCAACCACTCGCAACATGTCGCCGTGAAGCTCCTGCAAGTCGTAGATCTGCGGCGCCGTGCCCGCCAACTGCAGCACTGCCTGCTGTGTCACCACCCGCTGCGCCAGCGTAGACGCATTGGGATCGGACACCGGGATGATCTCGACGATGTCATAGTCGGCCTTCTTGACCTTGCGAGACGGGTCGACGTCGTAGGCGTAGTCCTCTGGCGCAGTGTCCTTCACCAGCGCCTTGAGCAGCTTCAGCTCTTGACTCAGCGTCGAGTGCACGCGAGCCTGTACCGCGGACATCACCTTGAGCGTGCGCTCGAGCACCGCCAGCGTCGTGCCGACAGGCGTGTTGCCCGTCATGTCTGCGAGCTTGGTGTCAGCCGTGGACGCCGCGCGCCGGCCATCCTCGACGACTCGGTCAAGCAACTGCAGGAGCACCATCGAGGGCTCCTTGTACGGCATCGGGAACAGCCCATCCTTGAGCGCTCCACCGATGACTTCTGCGTCCCTCCACTCGCCCGGGGCGATCGGCGTGTCGTCGCCCTTGATCCGCAGCCCCTTGGCCTTCAAGCCACCCGGCAGGTTCGACAGCGTGCCAGCATCGACCAGTTGACGCGTCAGCGATGTCGCGGAGCGAGCATGCCCACCCACGAGATGCAGTAACCCGAAACCGTAGAACCCGAAGCCCGGCACGTAGCTGTAGTGCACGAAGTGCTGCTTCTTGATGCGCTTCTTGTTGCCCTCGTCCCAGTTGCGGTAGACCGACATGATTGCGTCAGTCTCGATGTTGATCGTCACCACGTACGGCTGCGCGAGCAGATGCTCACCATCTTCGAAGCCAAGCCCGTGTTCGGAAATGTCGACGTGCATCTCGACGAACTCGTAGCGGCCGTCGTCCATGCTCGACAAGCCGACTTGCTTGTTCTTGGCGTCCTGAATCTCGTCTTTGCGCTTGCCGGGAGTGCCAATGTCGATGTCGCGGTAGAAGCCTGCCGCAATCGCGGACTCGATCTCCTGCTTGGTGTAGCGCATGCGGCATGAGTAGCGCTCTGCCGTCGTCAAGTCCGAAGCACCGTAGGAAATCACGAAGTCCTCGGCCGGCACAAACCTACTGACCTGACGCCCCAACGAGGTGTCGTAGTAGACCTTCTTGAACGCGGAGCCTGCGATCGGCAGGTTGAACAGCATCCGCTCATGCTCGGTGCGGTACTCCGGCATCTGCTCTGTCAGCCGCCAGTTCATGTCTGCCTGCACGCGAACCGCAGCCTTGTCGCGCTCGGGGTTCGGCCGGCCAATCAACTTGGTACGTACTGGCCCAGAAGCAGGAAACGTCTCCGTGATCGTCTCCGACTGGAAGCGGACCACGGCTTCCGACAGCATGGGATGCACGACACCGCACGCGCCCTCCCACGGCTCCGTCCGCTCCTCGATGTGCAGCCCGAGCAACTCCATGCCCTTCTGGTACGTTCGCGCCCACTCCTTGCGTGACCGCAAGTCGGCGTCGTACAGATCCTTCAGCTCTACTTGCAGGGAGCCAAGATCCTGATCCTCCATCGACTCTGCAAGATTCGCCGTGTGGTCGCTGAGCTTGGTCATCAGCGCGTTGGTGATGGCGTCCGCATCGAGCGTCGTCTCCTCGCCCGGCGTGTCATCGATGATCTCGACGTCAATCCCCGGATCCTGCTGTTCCAGCAGAGCCTCATCATTGCCAAGCCCATCGGGGGCCGAGTACAGCGATCTTGCGACGTTCGTGGCCATCACTTGTCCCCTTGTTCTTTCAACACCGCTTTGACCCACGCCTGACAAGAGCGTAAATCGCTAGATACTGTATCTGCAGACGCCGCGTACTTGGTCAGAAACTCTGCGTCAGGAGCAGCCAACTGCGCTCCCGTCGCTCCTGCTACAACTGTTGCTTCGGCAGGTTTCCCTTGAGGAAGTCCTGCATTTGCAGCTGGTATGTCGATTCGGGTGGAGCTTCGCGCATTATCGGAGCATTTGGCAGTCGGGGGCAAACGGGTGATGGCGCGGTCGCGCAAGCCTGCAAGAGCAGCATCACGCTCGGCAGCAACACGCTGTAGTTCAGTCTGGTGTGCATCTTCAATCCCTTTCGTTTGCTTCTGCCACGTCTCCTCTTGCGCGCGCGCCTTGACTGTCGCTTCAATCACGACAGCCATCTGTGCTTTCTGGTCGTACTGATACTGGTGCCACCGGCCACCAGCATATGCTCCGCCCAGTGTGAGCAGCGCGGCCAACCATACCCATGGATTGAAGAGAAACGTCATGCGACGGTCCCTCCCGCATCTTCGTACGCTTCCTGCAAAGCAGCAAGCCGATTCTCATGCTGGTTGTAGCCGGCGCCGGGCAGCGAAGCCCAGATGTTGTGCACACGCTCAACCGCCGTGGCGAAGTCGCCTTCCTCGATCGGTTCAAGTCCGTGCTGTTCCTTGATCATCTGTATGGCGATCGCATCCTGATCTTCAGGCCAGAAACCTTTCAAACCAAGCAAAATCTTGTACGGTTTGTAGTATCTCGCCAAGATCTGATAACGCCCAGCCGCTGTGCTCCACACGTTCAGCTTCGGTAGATAGATCATCTTCGCTGGATGGTAGTCATATGGTGCAAACAAGTGTGGATCTTGCACCGTAGACCCGACAAGCACATCATAGCCGTCGTCAGATATCTCCAGCAGTTTCGGGCCAATTTCCGACCATGCAATCGTATCGAGGAATGCTTTCAGATTTGGGCTCATGGTTTTGGCTTCGTCGGTTCGGGCTTGATAGTCCCGCTCTTACCAAAGGGCATACTGCCGTCCCATTTGTCTGCAAGTTTGACGAACACAAGCGCGCCACTCCATGCAAACAAGTAAGCGGTGTATTGTTGAGGATCGGCTGCGTTACCAAGTCTTGCAGCCATGAGATCCCAGCTCGATATTGCAAATGCCATAAACGCAATGACTCGCGCTGCTGAGACTTTTCCAGCTTCATCTTGGAACATCTCCTGCAAGTTGAATGAGTCTTTCTCTTGCGCCTTGGCAAATAGCCATGCAAAAATAGACAGCATGACGATAAGCGCAACCAGCGGAATCACCTTGTCAAAGGCAAACGCATTGAACAGCGCTGCCGCTGCCTGCAGATATGCTTGGGCTGTTGCGTCGTTCACAGAATGCTCGGTAAAGACAAAAACGCAAGTAACACGATTATCACAGTACAAATAATCAGTACTGTGGAAAAGTCATGAGGATCAGTAGTATGCGGCGCGGCGACCATAGAACTGTGACTTGTCCGTGAGGGTGTCGTCCGTCTCGAGCGTCAAATAGCCTCCTTGCCTGAACCGCATCAGCGCCATGGATGTGGTGTCGACGTCGTCGTCATGGGCCCCGTTCGGGAACTGCGCCACTTGGTCGATCAGCTCCCGGGCCCACCACGTGTCCGGTATCCATACCTTGCCCGTGCGCACGATGTCTGCCACGGCGTTGAGCCTCGCCACCTTGTCCCCGGACCCCCTGTGCGGGGTGTACTCCTGCACCGGCAGCCCCATGAAGCGCAGCTCTTGGTACAAAGCCGAGCCGCTGGATTTCTTCTCCACGATGAACGCGTCCGGCTCCCAGCGCTTGAACTGCTCGATCGACTTTGCCTTAAGCTCGGGAAACTGCATCCGCTCGTTGATCCGGTCGAGGAGGATGATCTGGTGCTCCTCCCGCTCGCTGTCGTTCTGGAACACGCCCCACGTCGTGATGGACGTGTAGTCCGACCGATTGTTCGTCTCCGCGGCCGCGTCGAGACACTGGATGAGGTAGGTGCACTTGGGAGGCTTGTCCTTCTCCCACACCCGCCACTCCGTGCGCCCGATGATCGCCGCCTCGTCGGAGGACGGGTTCTGCATATACTGGGCGCTCCAGTACTTGCTGTCGAGCGACGCCTTGGTCTTGAGCAGCTCCTCGAGCGGCCACTTCTCGGGCCACAGAGACTTCCCAGAAGGCAGGATTGCCGGAAACTCCACCACCTCCCACTGGTCAGCGTCGGGGTTCTTCGCTGCGTAGTCGAGCAGCCGCGCCGTCAGGTCGTACGTTGCCCACC